GTCTTCATGGCGAGATGACACTTTTTCAATAATAGGGTCATGTTCCACGAAACAGAATTCAACAAAGTCGATGAATTGTCCTGAGTGTTCGATGTGCGCGTCATACAACAATGTCTGCGCTGTGTTCCACATCATACGGAGTTCATCTGAGTATTCGACTTCCCAGTCTTCAATATTCAGAGGAGCGTTATCATTAATTTCTTCATCATCACTGGCATCGGGGTCATATCCAACTGTCGCTTCGTATACGTATTGACTCCAAACCATTGTGATTATTTACTTACTTCTTTGGAGGGTTTATCTTTTATACCTGTTAATGAGATTGAAGTTGATTCTTTTGTTTTGAGATTATCCTTGATGGCATTTAAAGCTCCCTCGACTTTGGCTTCGTCACCAGAGAAGAAGGATAAAAGACCAACTTGGATGGCATCCTTATTAATTCCAGACGTGCGCACAGTCTTGCGCAAGTTAATTTTACCTTTCCTGAGGTTAATGGTATCAATGCCCTGATCAACCATGTGTTTCTTCACATTTTCTTTGAGTCTCTTCTCTTCCTGGTTGAGGATTTTGATATCAGATTTCGCATCAGACAGTTGTTTTGAAAGATCTACAAGTTTTGAGACAGTTTCAGACAGTTCGTTAGAAACACCACTCATTATTATTTATATGTAGATCCTAATCTTTAAGCACACAACCCACGCTGCATGAGGTCGGGGACGATAGTGGAATTGTTCCAAACGAAAGGATTTTTGGGGTTGGGGGGATCCTTGCGAATCTGCTGATTGGCGTTACGGAGAGTGCCACCAATGGTTTCGGGCATACCAATTTGCTGACGAGGATCAAGGAAGTTCTGACCGGCGAGGACATCCTGTGGTGCGAACTGACCGAAGTCTTCCTCTGACGCGATCTCACGGGGGAGAAGAGAGGAGGCGAGACCACTACCCCTGTTCATACCACCAGAGCGTGCTTTGGATGGACCCACGGCGGGGCCAGCGGCAACTGGTCCAACACCGACGGGCGCATACTCACGTTCAGTGATGGTGTAAGAAGATTTAGAGTTCAAGTTGAATAGAAGGAAGATAAGGACAGCTACGGCGACCAACATGATAATGTTTTGGTTACGACCTTTCAACATCGTTTATATACTATTAACAAATTTTTTTTACTGCTCGTCGTCATCCACAAAAGCATACTCCTCTGGGTAAGTGTCGATAATTGGCTCTGGGTGAACCCTGACCTGGACGAGATTCCAAGTGCAAGCGAAATTTTTCTTCGCGAACCAAAGTCCTGAAAATTCGAGGATGACATCACATACCTTGTCCTTCTGGAGAGTTTCAAAATCAACTGCCTCCTGCTGAGAATTGAAAACCTTCGTGACTTCGATTCGTTCACATGTCATATGATTATCAGTTGTGCTGGGTGTATACGCCCCCCTGATAACACCCTCTGACAATTTCTTACCGAACCAGTCTGCTGAATTTGCTTGGGCAGCTTCGACATTCTTGGCATCAATCGTGTTAATCTTATCGATGTTCAAATCAGACACTAGATCAAGGACAGTCTCGTCAGACACGTCAGAAATCTTGACACCATTCAACTGAATAAAAACTTTACGCTTATCATCGTTGCGAACCTTAACAAATCGCAGGCCGTCGTCACCTTTGGAGAGAGTATCAAAAATCATTTATATTATACATGGGGTCTATTTCTTTAACCCAACAAACGGTATAGCCGCTGCCTTGTCTAGAACTGGTTTTGGGACCCATTTGTTTCTCCTGGGTTTGTGGCCATACAATGTTTTACCCACATCAATTTTCTTTGGTAATTTTTTAGTGTTCTTCACCCTCAGATTCATCTCATTTTTTACATATGAGTTGTTAGTCACGTTTTTCCACTTCAGGTTTGTAAGGTTGAAACGCTTATTCCCTGAGCTATTTTCATAACCGTTAATCTTGACATTATTCGTAGAAGTCTTCAAACCATGAACCAATTGCTTGGATAATCGCTCTTCTGACGGTTTTGTGGTGTAGTTTTTATATTTATAAGGATTTATCTTTGAAGCCCTATTCATGGAGACGCGACCATCCTTTTTTGTAGCAGGCTTTCTCCTCACAATTTTACTATGAACACGTTTAAATATAGTTTCAATAGAATCAGATGCTTTTAAATTTTTGATAAAAAGTGACGACAACTTCAATAACCTTTGACGATCTTTATCTTTCTTTTCTGGACGTAGTTTTAGTTTTTGCATTAGATAGATGTCTTCTATGAGGAATTCTTTACTGGCGATGAATATCTTCTTATCATTTACCAGTTTACCAGTATCTAAATTGCGATACGTTACACCTCTTTGCCTAGATAGAACGACTTCATAACCAAACTCACTGGGACGCATAAAAGGAATATCCAAAATACCCCCTATGATGGTGTCTTCAATTTTACCAGTTTTTGCTGATAAATATTTGATATTTAGGTCCAAAGCGAAGAGTTCCACGTCTATGAAGACGTCACCCTTGTTTGGTTTATTATCCACTCTCATTTTCTTTTTCTTAATGAGTAAATACCTCCTAGTTACGTAAGGACCCTTCGTATTGAAGTTTATCCCCAAAAATTTAAAAATTTTGGGATATTGTTTTCGCATTGCCATGATTCTCTTCTTAATTCGTAAATTGAGCTTTTGTGCAACTTGACCGAGTTTATCCCACAAAATAAGTTTGACGGCTTGGAGTTTGCCAAAAAATTCGGGGTTTACGGACATACGGGGGACGAATTTTGCATCTATGTCACTCGTGACTATTCTGTTCTCGTAATCTGTGTAAAGATTGAACGCTTCACCACCACTTATTACTAGATCACCCATACTTTTCATATGTTCTGTGATTTCACTTACAGTTTGGAGAATTATGTCACGTATACTGTCAGTGACCAACACATACATGAGTTTATCAAAACTTTTGGATGAGTGCTTCGTCCGGACTTGTGTTCTGAACTTGTCTAAATCTCTCTGAAGATTACGATCGAAGTACTTTTTCAATTTTGGATCCCTAAAAAGTAAATTTTCATTCAGGAACTTATCCCTAGTGGGTTTTGAATAAATGTGATCGTCCATTATTATATTGGGATATAATAATATGGTCTGCAACGTCATCGATGAATGTAGATGTTACCAACTGAAGGGCAACATAAATCAATTCTGTGGGGTGCGCCGCGGTGAGAGAGTTGTGAGATGTCCAGATGACTGCTGCTTCGGTGGTTGTGTGTCGGATGGTTCTAGGGAACCCTTCAGGATTATCGACTTCAGTGACACGGTTAGTGCGAAAGGCCCAGACCCTGTTCAGGCTTACAACCACATATTATGGATCTTTATCGTTTTCTGTATCATCATAATCATAGACTTAAAGATTAGGGGTCTAAGAAAGATATAATGTCCCTCGAAGCTACCCAAACTTGCGACCAAAAACTCGAAGCTATCCACACCGAACTCTCTGCTCTTCGTAGTGACGTTAAAAACCTAGCCAAGCTTGTTCGTAAGGTGAAGAACACTCAGGAAGATCCAGATGGCGAGAAGGCCAAGAAGCGCGCTGAGAACAACGGATTCAATCGTAAGCAGGAAATTACACCTAAGTTGCGCGAATTTCTTGCGATTCCTGAAGATGATCTAATCTCTCGTTCTGAGGTGACTAAATTTATCAACAAGTATATCACTGAGAAGGGTCTCAAGCACCCTGAGAACGGTCGTCAAATTGTCCTTGACGATAAGCTTCGCGACCTCCTCGCCCCTCCCGAAGGTGTCGTCGTGACCTACCTAAACCTTCAGAAGTATCTGTCTCCTCATTACATCAAGAAGGCTTAAAAAAGAAAAACATACTAATAATAACAACATGGTGAGCTTAATTGATAAGTCTCAAGTCGAACAAGTTGTTGGTACAAAAATAAAAAACCTAGGTTTGTACCAAAAAGCTTTTACACACAAGTCTGCCCTAAAAGAGTATGAAAATCTGACAGAGTCCTTTGAGACCCTAGAATTTATAGGTGATTCTGTTTTGGGATTTGTTATTACTAAATATCTATTTGATCGGTATGAAAATAAACAAGAAGGTTTCCTCACGAAGGCTCGGACAAAGCTCGTTCGTGGTGAAACATTGGCTCACATCGCTGGTTATTTGAAGCTCAATAAATACGTCATAATGGATGAAAAAGGGATGAGAAATTCGTGGAACACTAACACCAAAATCTTGGAAGATGTTTTTGAGGCCCTAATAGGTGCCATCTACATGGATATCGGTCTCATTCACGCGAAGGAATTTATTCTTCGGATTTACCAAGACCCTGCCATCATCGATATGAATATGATAATGATAGATGACAATTACAAGGATCATCTGATGCGTCACTGCCAAGTGAATAACTGGGAATTACCTGAATATAGGGTTTCTGGGCACCACGAGGGAGTCTTTTACATCGATATATACGTTCAAGATGCGTTCTTCGCGAGGGGTATCGCGAAAAGTAAAAAGCAGGCTGAACAAAATGGAGCGCGCAGTTATTTTGAAGCCCTAAGTACATATTCGAACTACGACTTTACTTAAACAATAGAAACCCTTGTAATTTAATATGCACCCAAACGTGAAAGCAGCGCTGGGGAGGGAGTATGCCGCCCAGAAGTCAGATGAGTGGCTCGCCCTCCGTGGTAATATGCTCACTGCTTCAGATGCAGCTACAGCCATCGGTGTGAATAAATATGAAACACCGGCTGAACTCCTACTAAAAAAATGTGGTCTCGGTGAAAAGTTTACCGGTAACGCGGCCACCCGCCACGGCGAGAAATATGAAGATGAAGCACGGATTCTATATGAAGAGCGACATGGGGAGGTTGTCCACGAACTCGGTCTCTGCCCCCATCCAGTGCACACCTGGTTGGGTGGCAGTCCAGACGGTGTATCCGAATCTGGGAAGTTGGTCGAGATTAAATGCCCCCCGATGCGCCAAATTATACCCGGTGAAGTGCCCATCCATTACATGCCCCAATTACAATTGTGTATGGAAATTTTAGACCTAGACGAAGCAGACTTTATACAGTATAAACCTGCCCTTACCAATTGGCCTAAACCTGAAGAATTTGACGTCGTTAATGTTAAGAGAGACCCCGAATGGTGGAAAACCAATCTCCCAATTATGAGGGAATTTTGGGATAAGGTTGTCTATTTTAGGGAACACTTAGATGAGCTTCCCCCACCAAGGGTCAAGAAAACCCGTGTGAAAAAGGAACTACCACCAGTTGTGTGTGAGATTGAAGTTCTCCCCGAGGAGGACTTCTATCGCGATGATTGAAGAGCTACTTCTTTCGTGTAATTTTACCCCTGACAGCAGACTGAATCTTCGTTGCGGCATCTTTGAGGACCATAAACTTTATTTCTTCGCGTTTCACATTAGCACGTGTGAACGGGTTCTTGAAGAGAATCTGGGTTTTGGGTTTATTATACGCACTGGTCGGGGACATCTTAGCCAGTTTTTGGAACGTGTATGGTGAAATATACTTATTGTACTTCCCCACCTTGTATTGGATAACCTTATTTCCATTTTTAAAATTGTCAAGGCTTCCCGCTTCATTAGTGGGCATATTCTTGACGAACTTTTTATCCCATTTGATCCTCGAATTGTTATTTGAGTTTTCGACTACATTTTCGTCTGCCCAAAACCCTGAACCCGATTGGAAAGCACTTGTAACTTGTTGCACAACACTTATAACACTGTTATAATCTCGTAATTGTTCTCTATTTGTTGGCCATTTAAACCACGCGCGCTCGGTGCCGGCCTCGTCGTTAATGTTCATACCACGGATTTCGAAACCACGGTTATCATGTCTGAGTATATAATTAGCTTGATTAGATGTGACCCAGTTCTTAAAGTCTCCTACATTCATGTTGTGTTGTGCAATCCACTGACCTATTTCTTTCAATGGACTCGATTGAAAATGCATCATTGAGAGATCACGATCTGAGGGGAATTCCCTATAATATCTGTTTGAAGACGGCATCTTCTTATTTTTAGTAAATATTTTTTTGAACACCTAAGTCTGACCGGTAAATTGTGAAATTTTAAAATGACGAGTGCGCAGTATAAACTCGCGACGAGTAAATTAAACACACGATTGTTTATACCTTATCAACGAGATGGTGTAGAGTGGATGCT